CTCTACCTTAACGATTGAGATGGCACTTTCGTCTAGTCTTTTCTTGGCTGCACCAGCATTTTTTGATACATCCTCAAAACCAGCCAAGTCAATGGCTATGACATAAGACCCATAAGCAGGTTCAGGAGCATACCTGATCCAATCCTCTTTGAAGACCTCTTGCCCTGCATTGTCAAAGCTGGACAGGTATTCCTGCTTGAATGCAAAGGAGCTTAAGGTTCTCTCAGCAGCCTCAATCTCTTTAGGGTCAATAGTCTCGTTATCTTTGGTAGTGAAGTGCCATGACTTCCACTCTTCGTCACTACCCTCTAAGCCTAACTTAAAGACATCGTAGAACCAATTACGTCCACTAGGGGTTGAGATGAATAAGGCTCTACCCTTCTTGTCTGACAGGGAAGCTCGGATGATCTTTTGCCATACGTCTTCCTTGATAAAGGCACATTCGTCTAGAACCACGTAGGTAAGAGACACACCACGTAGAGAATCAGGGTTGTCAGCACCACGAACCAATATCTTCCTACCATTGACGAGAAGGATCTCGAGGTTATTGATGTGTGATGACTTAATGACTGGTCGTCCAAGCTCATGTAACAAGTCCCAGATAATCGTTCTAGCTTGTCCTAGCGTTGGGGCTATGTACATCACAGCTGACCCTTCAGGACAGTTTAAACCTTCTATAAGGAGGCTTACAGCGGATAGTCTGGACTTACCACACCGTCGACCTGCTGCTACGACCTTGAAGCGAGTAGTGTTCTTGAAGACCTCTTGTTGCCACTTCAACAGCTGAAAGTTAAGTTCAGCCATTGTCGTCTTCCTCATAATCCTTGATCTCTACATCCGTCACATCCTCTACGGTTTCAATGGTAGGGGAATTAAGACCAGAGATGTTGATGGATATTTGTGGGGTTCCTCCACCTGACTTAGTAGCTTCAAAGGCAGACACTGGGACAATACGGTCTACGATAAGTTTCCATGCAGCAGCTTGGTTCTTATGGTCATCATTAAGGGCTGCATCGTAGATAGCCTCTAGGACTTTAGCTGACTTAGGACTGTTTAACATCCTAGCTTTGTATTCATTGATAATAGCTGTATCCCCTTTGGGACGACCAAGGATACCTTTGTTCTTAGTCTTCTTGGCTACTATCTCACCCTTCTTGGGTCTACCGGGCTTACGCTTCTCTGTCTCTTGTTCTTGTTCCATCTTTGTCCTTTGTAAGTGGCTCTGCCACGTAGGAGATGATATTAATAATATAAATACCAACACGGCTGAGGACTGCTCTTGCGGAATTGCAAAAAAGCAACTGGGTGTATACCCCCAACAATCCTCATGCGTCTTGACTCTACTTCTTTCAGACACAGTTCCTCTAGGGGTGGATAGAAGGCCCGTGTGTACGGTTCGTCTTAATCCAACGCCTCTCCAAGGTAGACCACAATACTTAACCAAGTCTACCCCCAAGTTCCCATGAGGGGTGTATTCCCTTTTATCCTTGACCCTAGTGATACCACCCTGAGTAGTCAAGACATTAACTGATACCTACACCTAGTCCAGTTCGACAGTTAGCCACGGGGGTGTATCGTGTGTCGGTGTTTCCTTCCTCGCAGCCCATGCAGGCTCTTTAGTAACGTCAGGAGTACGATCTACCAGTAGCAGATACTAACACTCTATCATACTTTTTCCTATTTGTCAAGCTTTTTCTTTAATTATTTTAATTTATTTACAGATAGACACCCCATCCAGTCTACCTACTTCATAGCCCCTTGTGGGCACTTTAAAGGCCCTCACAAGGCCCTATGACGGCCTCCTGTGCACAGATTCTCCTCCATGTCTTCCCACTATTTCCCACCATCTGACCTGTCCCCAATTTATCTGTAGCTAACTTCCTTGATTTTATTGTATTTTTCAGTATCTTTAGTCATCTTCTTTATTACTTCTTTTTGTGTACTTTACGATTTACTTTTTGTAAATCTCAGAGGCTCCCACAAAAGTAACTCACTAACCCTACCCCTCCCCCCATGTTAGTACGCACTCACTTCGCAGTGACTCCAAAGTGTATACAATAACTGTATACAATCTTACAAGTACTTGTGTGCATGACGTTGTAGCACCTATTTAGTACTTGTCAGGTAGCAGTCAGGTAACTGTCGGAAATACGTCAGGGTGTCAAATAACCGACACCAGTTTGTAAGGTTTACGTCAGAAAAGTGTCGGAAAGTCGACAGTAAATGTAGTACTTGAGTATACAATAGAGTATTAAAGTATTCAAATACTATCTGGCATGGTTCATGCTTCATATAAAGCACAGCACAGTCGCTGTTATCTGAACCAGTAAGGTACACACCATGACTTCTACTCAAGCTACCGATACAGTAAATAACCTGTACACGCAAGCTCAAGCCATGAGACAGTTCGCTGTCTATCTAGAAGGCAATCCGAACGATGTAAACGCCTCTTTAATGTGGCACAAGATGGCTGACCACCTGTTCGACGCTGTCAATACTTATGATACAGTCGTTGCATCTTCAACCTGAACACAAGGGGCTTAACATCATGACACAGACACTTCTAGGATTCTGGGCAGTCACATTGCCTAGCTATTACATCACAAGGACAGTCATTCTGTTTTGTGCTGATGATGGGTTTGGTAACTTGATTAACATTCCATCTGATTCGTTTCCAGTTCATTCCATCAACACCATCAACCAGTAATAAGGGGCTTAAACATGAAAAACCAACTGATTGACCATATCATTTACGCTTTGGGCTTTGTTGCCCTTATCATTGTGTGGATGACAGCTTAAGCTAGAATATCACCTATAAGGCCTCAATATGGGGCTTTATGGGGGCTATTTTGCCCGTCAGTGCGTAAGCAAGTAACTTGTGAAGGACACACTATCATGTCAAACGACGTAAAAATCAACGTTCAATCCGTAGTCAAGCTGTTATCAGAGGGCTTTACGGATACTGACCTCAACTGTGACGATGAGCCTATGACGGCCTTCGACTACCTGCAGGATGCCTTAGATATTGAATATATTGTCGCCTCTGACAAAAAGACATATCTAGGCGCTAGGGTGTTAGTGGCCTTTGGTGGACCTAATATCTGGATTAACACACGTAATAAGACCGTTGAGGGCCGTTGGTGGCAGGATAGCTACACCGAAGCGTACACCGATAGAATCGGCCTTGATGAAGCCCTTGAAGAATTGTTCAACTGTTAATTAAGAGGTTTAAATCATGACTTATATGCTAATTTGTCGAGAGGGTGGATGGTCTAAGACCTTTGAAGGTTCAGAGGATGAAGTTATAAAAGAGGCTGAACGTCTATCGACTTTTCACGATTCTATCTTTGGGGTCTATGAAACGCACACGGGGCGCTTAGTAGGCGGTACTTACATACCTGACCCTATTTATGTCTTTCAGAAAGACTAAAACAACTAAACGTGTCGCTAAAACAGGAAAACGTAAACATGACTTACATTGTTAGATACATCACTGATGAAGGATTCTATTTTGATTATCAAAAGAGAGGCAAAACAGAGTACACGAAGAAAGGCGCTGAAAGAATCGCTAATCGCCTGCACAAGCAGTTTAACTGGACTTGCTACTTAATAGAGGTCAACCCATCATGAAGTCAAAACTAGAATTCCACGAACTAGAGCGCATGGCTTGGCGTGACAGTAACCCATTGCACCCTGAGATTGTGTCTATGCGTCAAGAACTGCTACATTTGCTCAGGATAGCCAACAGCGTAGCATCACGCTATGATGGGGTGATAAACAATGCCTTTGAAGACGATGATTTTGCATCGGTGGCATTGTGGGCAACCTTTATTAACCATATTGATAGCTTAGAGCGTGATATTGGGGAGGATTTATGAGAACTTTTAATGTATATGTAGAAAACTGCAACGGGGACTACATGGACGACTACACGATAGAGGCAGAATCAGAGGACGAAGCCTTAAACTTAGCGTATGAACGGCACAATTACGCTGATGTGACAATTTACATTGATGATTGTGAGGTATCCTAATGACAATGTTAATACTTTTTTATACAGTGGACTTAATCGTGGAGTATGATTTATGGTGAGCGCTAGCGAACGAATGGTAAATTGTCCTAAATGTGGGTCTGATGACGTAGACCATGCAACTATCGGTATTGCGGGGGCTGTTCAGTGTGTCGATTGTGGGCATGTCTTTGCTTACACTGAATGGCCTTTCCCTACATCGCTTAGACCTAAAAAGCTAAACGATCAACTACCGGATAGGTATAACCCAGCTAATGACGATGAGGCTATGATGTGAAAATGCCTCTAGAATCAATTTAAACACCCCTAGAAGGGGCTAATCAACCATTGACCATATGCGGAGAAGGGTAGGAACGGAAAATTCATTGTAGATGCTGTGATAGATTGTTATCAGAATTTGAAGCAACAAGGAAAAATGCTATGACGATGGATTACATTGACCTATGCAAGGTTTGTTTTGAAGATGTGAAAGGGTTATTTCCTGTCATTGAACGGAAAGACCTAGTAACTGAGTCGGATTTAGACTTAGATGGTGATGAAGATGAGATTTATGAAGAAAATTACGAGGATTGTCTTCAATTCAACGAAATAAAGACATTTGGGGATTGACAACTAAACTTTTTTATGTATACTCCTAGTATTTTATAGGAGAATATATGAAAAAATGTCCAAAATGCAAAGAAACAAAACCATTGTTTGATTTTTACAATAATAAAAAGTTAAAAGACGGTAAACAGTGTTACTGTAAACCTTGTTTTAACAGCAGCATGTCTAAAAGTTATCGTAAATATCAACAACAAAACTGGAATGGAGTAGCAAACGTGATACGAGGACACATGAAAGCAAGCTCCCTAAAAAAGGGGTTAGAATGGCGTGATGATTGGTGGACAAAAGACAAAATTCTTGAACGAATCAAGGACAAGTCTTGTGAGGTTACAGGGATTAAATTTGATCTGTCTGAGCCTAAACAACGAGGACATCGACGACCTTTTGTGCCAAGTCCTGACAGGATAGACAACACAAGGGGCTATGAGCCTGACAATGTTCAATGGGTGGTGTGGATTTACAATCTGATGAAAAACACATTTGACGAAGACCAAGTTGGCATGTTTATTGCAAACTTAAAAGATACTCATTAGTATCTAATGACTCCTATGGTGATTCATAGAAGTTAATACACTATTAAAGATACCTTAAATACTTATGTCATTAAAGATACTTTAAAGGAGAATCGACACATGGAAAAAATTACAGTTGAAATTGACATTGAAACAGCAGACAAAGTGTTTAATGCTGTCTTAAAATCACAGTACAAAGGGTTGTCTCCTAACATTGGGGGTTGTCCTTTGTTTTCTATGGATGAAAAGGAAAACCAAAAGCAGTATCGTGAATTGAAGAAGGCATTTAAACTGTTAGCAGATTACAATGGGGTGAAACTATGAATGAGCAAGAAAACTATGGCTTTGAAGATCATTACATTGATGACTGGTGCATGAAAGAAGAAGCCCATTACACCTTTACTATCCAAGATGTAGCTGAGTTAATCTCCATCTACGGTTGGCAACAGGTGTTAGCTGACATTCTCGAAGCGGAGAAAAAGACATGATAATGAGCTTGTGTATTTTTGTATTAACTTTGTTGAAAGTGAGTCTCAAATGAAGGCTATTATTGAATATGACTTGTTCAACGCACAAGATGCTCACGCATACAAGTGCTCACAGAAGGCCGTAGAAGCCTTTTACACGCTTGAAACGATAGCGGATGATTTGGAAGTGTGGCTAGCCAACAAAACGACCTCTGAGGGCACTTTGGTGGACATTCAAAGGCTTATCTTAGAGTGGAAGAAATTAAACAATGTTTAAACCTGCCCTTGGTTGGCGTAAAAGGAGAAAGATTATTATGAGCAGTAAATCAGATGGCGGTAAAGGTTCAAGCCCTCGCCCATTCAGCGTATCTCAAGACGAATACAACAAGCGTTGGGATGCTATCTTTCAACGTGACGAAGTCACTGGTAGAGACTTAGAAGAAGAAGCTACAGAAGAAGTAGAGGACGAGGAAGAAGATGATGACAGTTTACGATGCCTACGTTGTGGAGGTGTTGATACTATGTATGTAGCACCTAACGGGATTTATCGTGTATGTGACCAATGTGGTCTTGCTGAAAGGATTCTACATGACGATCCAGACTTCTAATGTCAAAATCGCTTCAAAGTTCTTGAAACACATACCATGTGAAGCCTGTGGTTCCTCAGACGGCAACAGTCTTTACGATGACGGGCATACCTACTGCCATGTGTGCAACCACTATGAAAGTAACGCAAGTTACGTAAGTGACGGTACTTATCAGGATGTACCTACCAAATCGAAAGTAAAACCTATGATTAGCAGCAAGATTGGTGAGATTAAGGCTATCCCTGATCGAGGGATTACACAGCAGACCTGTGAGGCCTACGGTGTACGACAAGATGCTACAAAGCATTACTATCCTTACTTTGACCAAGATGGTAAGGAGGTAGCTGCTAAGGTGCGTCACGTTGAACTGAAGAACTTCAATGTAGAGGGTAGCTGGTCACAAGCGGCCTTATTTGGTCAACAGCTATTCGCTAAAGGGGGTAAGTACATCACCCTCTGTGAAGGCGAATTAGACGCTCTAGCGGCCTATCAGATGACAGGTAGCAAGTGGCCTGTTGTGTCTATCCGTAACGGTGCTTCAGCAGCATTGAAGGACTGTAAGGCTAACTACGAATACTTAGATAGCTTTGCGGAGATTGTGATCTGTTTCGACGCAGATGATGCGGGGATTAAGGCTTCCAATGAGGTAGCTGAACTCTTCGGTAGCAAATGTAAGATTGTTAAACACTTAAAGGACTTCAAAGATGCTTGCGACTATCTCCGTAACGGACGAACAACTGAATTTGTTAATCAATGGTGGAGAGCTGAGACTTATGTGCCCGACGGAATTGTGGCAGCGTCTTCCCTATGGTCAACAGTCAATACTCCGGAACCAGCAGCTGAGGCTTTCTATCCATTCAAAGGACTCAATGACCTCCTCTACGGCCTCCGTAAAGCGGAACTCATTACAGTCACAGCAGGCAGCGGCCTTGGAAAAAGCCAATTCCTTCGTGAAATACTCTTCAACATCCTTAATACAACCAACTGGAATATCGGAGGAATGTTTCTGGAGGAATCAGTACGAAAAACTGCTAGAAGCGTTATGTCTCTCCATGCAAACAAGAAGCTGCACTTGCCAGACACACCAGTGTCAGAGCAAGAACTGAAGGAGGCTTTCGATGCTACCCTCGGAACTGACCGTATTTTTCTCTTCGATCACTTTGGTTCTCTTGCTTTGGACAACGTTCTTAATCGTATACGATACATGGCCAAGGCTTGCGATTGTCGTGTTGTGTTTCTTGACCATATTAGCTTGCTTGTTTCTGGTATGGACGGGAATGACGATAGGAAAGCTATTGACGTCTTGATGACTAAGCTACGTACCTTGGTTCAAGAGCTAGAGATTACGCTTATCTGTGTATCTCACTTGAAGCGACCTAACAGCGACAAAGGCCATGAAGATGGTCAGGCAGTGTCTTTGTCTCAACTGAGAGGCTCAGGTGCTATCGCTCAGTTGTCTGATGCTGTGATTACCTTGGAACGTAATTCAATGAGTCCTGATGCTAGTGTAAGACATACAACTAAAGTAGCAGTTGCTAAGAATAGATATAACGGTCTTACTGGCCCTGCTTGTTCGTTGAAATATGACTTGGATACTGGTAGAATGTACGAAGTCACGATGGAGGAGCTGTAATGATTGAAATGCTCATCGTAGGTAGCACTGGAATTGGATATGCCGTAGTTGGTGTACTCCAAGGCTTAAAAGGGGAATACAGTAACATGGCTATCTGGCTAGGTTACAGTGTGGCTCAGATTGGTCTTTTTATGAACTTGAAATGAGGAACTACAATGAACAAGAGAATTGAAGAACTCATCAAGCAGTCATACTTCTATGATGAGCCTAATGATTCAACTATTTTTGATAGAGAAAAGTTCGCTGAGTTAATTGTAAAAGAATGTGCTAAGGTTTTGACACAACACGGTGCCTATTTTTCGGGTAATGGTGAGCCATATTATTATGCGGCAAATTTGATTGAAGAACATTTCGGAGTCATTGAAGATGATTAAGACTACACTAGCACCCAACGCACCGTGGTACAAACCACCTCAACCAGTGAAACCTATAAAGCGGACACACAGGGCTAAACCCTCAGAGATTGACAAGAAGTTTGAAGAGTGGTTATTAACTTTGGAGAAGATAAAATGACACTTAGAGAGATGAAAGAGCAAGAACGCAAAGCTTACATCGAAGGTGATGTAGAGAAAGCTAAACTCCTTGGTAAACTGATAGACTATTGGAACAAAGCAAACCGTTGGGAGATAGATCCAAAATGATAAATGAACACGACATAAAAGATATGTGGGATAAAGAGACTCAGGAAGCCTATCTCAAGTGGGCTAAAGAGTATGGAGTCCCTTACGATCCTTGGTTTGGTCAACCAGCTGTATCTGCTGCTTGGATAGCTGCTATCAAGTGGTACAAGGATAAGCAACGTATAACGGATCAAGATTTTAAGGATGACAAATATGCTTGATAATAACAAACAAACAGGTGGGCCAGCGTTTCCCGTTGATACTTATGACACTGAACTTAACAAAATAATTCAATCACACGGCATGACATTGCGTGACTACTTTGCTGCCAAGGCTATGCAAGGTGTTGTTCATAGATCAGTAGTCGATGAATCAATGTGCGCGAAATGGGCTTATGCAATGGCAGACGCAATGCTTCGTGCTAAAGCACTGGAAAGCGAGTAACGTATGATTGACAACTACGAACGCTTAGTTGGTAGACTCATGGACTTAGAGACTAAGTTCTACGAACTACAAGAGAAGTACCATACACTCATCAATGATTACGAAAAGTTGAAAGAAGAACATGAAGCGGATCGCCTTAGACATAGAGACCAACTTGGGTCACGATACGATCCATTTGTGCGTAACTCAGGACATTGATAACACAGAGGATGTAAGAGTATGGAAAGCTCCAAACGGCCTATGGGACTACTTAAAGGACGCTACATTGATAGCAGCCCACAACGGAATAGGCTTCGACTTCCCGATCTTGAACAGAGTATGGGGGACGAAGATTGGCTTGAAGCAGGGCTACGATACTCTCGTAGTGTCAAGGTTGCTAGAACCGACGAGGGAGAAGGGTCACTCTCTAGAGGCATGGGGAAACGAACTAGGAAAGGAAAAGATTGATTATGGAAAAGTATGGTCTTGGATGGTTGGTAGACCTGAAGAATACTCTGGTGAAGCTTTTGATAAACCTATCCCTAGCTTGCTTGAGCATTACTGCGTACGTGATGTTGCTGTTCTACGGGATCTTTTTGTGCGTCTTTGTAGTGATCTCGAATCTAAAGGATTTTCTCAAGAGTCTGTTACCCTCG